AGATAGATATATAACAATGTATACTGTAGTAAGAAACAAGAAACAATTAATAAGAACAGCTAGTCAGATACAAGTGATAAATAAACTACAGGAAATATGGGAAGAGGTGAAGAATAATGACTAAAGAAACGGATAGAGAGAAAGAAGCTAAAAAACATCTAAATCAAAAACAAATAGCTTTTGCATTAAATTATACAGAGAATCATAACATAACTCAATCAGCTATTAGTGCAGGATATAGTAAGAAGACAGCAAGTGTACAAGGTTGCAATCTGTTAAAGAACACTAAGGTGCGAGAATATATAGATTCCATATTGGAAAGAATACAATCCGACAAGATAGCTAATATTGAGGAAGTAATGGAATATCTCACAAGAGTAATGAGAGGTGAAGAGAAGGACAGCTTTGACATGGAACCATCATTGCAGGAAAGAACAAAGGCGGCTAATGCTTTAGCTGATAGATTAGATAATAGAGCTAAGAAGTTAGAAATTAAAACAGCAGTTACTATTATAGATGATATTCCAGATGATGCAGAGGTGGAAGATGATGAAGAAGATTAAAGGTAAATCTTTAACCAACTGTATAGGTCCAGCCTTTTATTCTATCCACAATGATATAAAAAATGGTAAGCATACATATTATGACTTAGAAGGCGGAAGAGGTTCCTTGAAGTCTTCTTTTGTCTCTATAGAGATTGTGCATAATATGATGAAGCCAGAGAACAAGAAACAACATGCTGTTGTATATAGAAAAGTAGGAGATACATTAGAGACTTCTGTATATGCTCAGATTGAATGGGCTATTGATAAATTGGGTGTATCACATTTATGGAAAATGACTAAATCACCTATGAGAGCAGAATATCTTCCTACAGGACAGCGAATCATATTTAAAGGCTTAGACAAGGCTCAGAAATCTAAATCTATAAAAGTACCTTTTGGATATATAGCTTATCTGTGGTTTGAAGAGTTTGATGAGTTTGCTGGAGAGGAAGAAATAAGAAAAATTCAACAGTCTGTTATCCGAGGCGGAAATAAGTTCATTGTTTTTAAATCTATGAACCCACCTAAATCAAGAAATAACTGGGCTAATGACTTTATAGAAAAAGAGAAGCTAAGACCTGATACATTAGTATCTCATACAACATACTTACAAGCTCCTAAAGAATGGCTAGGAAAGCAGTTTATAGATGATGCTGAATGGCTGAAGCTGGTTAATCCAAGAGCATACGAACATGAATATATGGGAATCCCTGTAGGCAACGGCACAGAAGTATTTGATAACCTTGAGATTAGAGAGATTACAGATAAAGAGATTGCTAAGTGGGATAAGCTGTATAGAGGAGTTGACTGGGGTTGGTATCCAGACCCGTTCCATTATGGCTGTATGTATTATGATAAGGCTAGAATGACATTATACATCTTTGAGGAATTTAGAACTAATAAGATGAGTAATAGTGATACAGCACAGGTACTTAAAGATGATTTCAATGTAAGTCGTTACGATATAGTCACTTGTGATAGTGCAGAGGAAAAGTCTGTTAGTGATTATAGAGCATATGGCATTAATGCACGACCAGCGGAAAAAGGTCCAGGAAGTGTAAGATACGGAATGAAGTGGTTACAATCATTATTGAAGATTGTTATAGACCCAAGAAGATGTCCTAATACTTCTGAAGAATTTAAGAAGTATGAGTATGAGCTGGACAAGGAAGGAAACCCAACATCAGCATATCCAGACGCTAATAACCACAGCATTGATATGACACGATATGCAATGGAACCAGTATGGAGAAGGAAAGGAGCTTAATATAATGAATAATAGAGTATCTATATTAGGTACAGAATATATAATTCTGCAAGATTGTAATACTACAGAGAATTTAAACAATAAAGGGCTTGATGGAGAGACTAATCTGTATTCTAAAATAATAAGCATACACAACATGTCTAATATGTTAGATGTAGATAGTCCTAATTATGAAAAAGAAGCTAGATACAAGGAAACAATGAGACATGAGATAATACATGCATTTTTCCACGAATCTGGCTTAGAGGATTACTGTAATGATGAAGTATTAGTTGACTGGTTAGCTAAACAGTGGAACAAGATGTCTATAGCATTTCAGGAAGCATTGGAGGATTGTAATGAGTAAAAGAGTTGTAAAGATAGATAGAGAAAATCATATTATATGGTTTGATGATGGTAGTAATGAGTATTATACAACAGAAGAAGATAATAACAGCATCATTAATAAGGAATATCAGAATGGTAATCATGCCAGCTATTACGGAGGCAAAGATAATCCTTATGAATGTGATAAGGTTATTAATGCTTGGGGAGAACAGAATAACTGGAGTTTTCAAGATGGCTGGTATCTTGGAACAGTTCTCAGATATCTATGTCGTAATGGCAATAAGAAGGGTAATTCTAAAGAGCAGGATTTGCAAAAATGTATAAACTATTTACAAATGTATTTAGATAAATTAAAATCTAAAAGAGAACAAACAGAACCCTTAGATTATACAGAATAGGAGTATGAATATGATTAAAAGATTATTGAGACTTATTCAGGAAGCACTGAATAAAATGTTTGCTACCAAAGATATAAAAGCGGCATTGAGTATATCTATAGATACAATATCACAGGATATGCAGGATGCGATTGATTTATGGAGACAGATGTATAAAGACAACTCACCTTGGCTTGATGATGATGCTGGTATATATTCTTTAGGGCTTGCCAAGCAGATATGCAAGGAACTACAACAGCAAGTCTTGAGTGAACTTGAAACACATATAAGTGAGCCGGGAGTTAGTGATGATGTAGCTGATGAAGATAAGCAAGTTGAGGAAGTAATAGATACAAGAGCTAAATACTTGAATGAAATATATACTAAGAGATTCTTAAAACAGCTTCCACAGGTAATGGAAAAGGCTTTAGCATTAGGTGGTATGATTATCAAGCCTTATTTTAGCAATAATGATGTATATTATGATTATTGTTATCAAGGTGAGTTCTATCCTATAGCATTTGATGATGATGGAAATATTATAGATATAGCTTTCTATGATTCTTTCACTACTGCTGATTATGTGTATACCAAGATTGAGAGACAAGAGTTTATTGCATCTGAACATAAGATTATTGTAACCAATACAGCTTATAGGGCAAAGGTTGTTGATAAAGATGATGATACAGTTGAGCAGGATTTAGGAAATGAGATTCCATTGACAGAGGTGAACAAGTGGGCTAATTTAGAGCCATATGTGCCTATTGAGAATGTAGAGAAGCCTATGTATGGATATTTCAAGGTTCCAACAGCTAATAACATTGACCTTAATAGTCCACTTGGAATATCTATATTCAGCCCTGCCACTAAGCTAATAAGAAAAGCAGATGAACAGTTCTCAAGATTGGATTGGGAATACAATGGGGGACAGCTTGCGATTGATATAGACCCTAATGCAGTACAATATTCAACCGAATATTATGGCACACAGATGAAGCTGGATAAATGCCAAGATAGACTGTATAGAAAAGTAGATTTAGGACAGGATGATACCTATAATGCATGGGCTCCAGCTCTTAGAGATGCTAATTATATCAATGGACTTAATGCTTACCTTTGCAAGATTGAGGATATTATAGGACTTGCAAGAGGTACATTAGCACAGGTGGACAGTGAAGCAAGAACAGCTACAGAATTAAAGTTGTTAAAACAAAGGACATATATAACAGTATCAGCCATTCAGGAATCTATGGAAAAGGCTATTAAAGATATAGTATATGCTACTAATGTATTAGTATCTTTGTATAATCTTGCTCCGGAAGGTGACTATGATACTATTATTGAGTGGCAGGATAGTATATTAACGGATACAGATACAGAGCTTGAGCAACAGCTTAATCTCAAGCGTGAAGGTATTATAAGCAAAGCAGAAATAAGAGCTTGGTATAAGGGAGAACCATTGGAAAAGGCACAGGAAGAGATAGCGGCTATGGAAAAAGAGGCACAGCAACAGCGATTAAATGATATATTCTCAGGTATGCCTTCTACAACACTTGAGAACAATGGTGTAGATGATGAGACAAGCAAGGAAAAACAGACTAAGCAAGAAGAAGAGGAGTGATTAAATGCTTTCTGATTCTAAATTAACAGATTATTCCTACATTGTAGCGGCTAGATTTGAAGCCATTAACACGCATTATATAAAACTAATGGCTAAACAGATAAAGGAGATAGGACAACTATCTCCTTCTAATATCTACCGACTGCAACAGATGACTAAAATGCAACAGAATATTGATACTATTAATTATTTACTGGCACAGGAAACAGGAAGAACACTTGAAGAATTATATCAAATCTATGATATGAGTGGAATGTCTTTATACGGAGATACTTATAAGCTCTATACTGCAAGAGGAATATCACAAGTGCCATTTGAACAGAATACAGCAATACAACAGTATTTAGAAAGCATGAAACAGCTTACATCTAATACATTTGTTAATCTATCAAATACAACAGCATTGTATGAGCCTTATAGACATTTGGTTGATACAGCTATAGATGCTATAGTAAGCGGAACAGGTTCCTATGATGAACTTATAAGAGCACAGCTTACAGATACATCTCTTTCTCCACTTGTAAGAAATGCTGATGAAGGATTAAGAATCACATATGCGAGCGGACAGACAAGGCGATTAGATAGTGCTATCCGTATGAATGTATTAGATGGTGTTCGAGAAGTTAATAATGGTATTAGAGAGCAAGTTGGAAAAGAATTTGGTGCGGATGGTGTAGAGGTAACTGTTCATGCTTTATGTGCCGCTGACCATATAGATATTCAAGGGCGACAGTTTAGCAAAGAAGAGTTTGCTAGAGTTAATGGTGCATTAAGAAGAAAGATATCTACATGTAATTGTAAACATGCAACATTCCCGATTATCTTAGGTGTATCTGAACCAGCTTATACAGATGAAGAACTTGCTAACTATAAGGCTAACAGTGAGCAGAAAGTGACTATAGATGGCAGAGAAATGACTAAATATGAAGCTACACAGGTTCAAAGAAAGGTTGAAACAGAAATACGAAAGGCAAAAGATAGAACTATCTTTGCAGAAAACTCTGGAGATACAGAATTAGCAAAGCAAGCTAAAGCAAGGGTTGAAACACTAAAAAAGCATTATAACAATGTTTCTAGACAAGCTGGATTAACTCCTAAAATGGATAGAACCTATGTACAGGGTTATACAGGAAAGCAGGTAAAACCTAAGTCAATCAAATTGTCAATATAGTTATCAACAAAAATAAAAGTTATCAACATAGTTATCAACATATTAACATAGTTATTAACATAAAATTGTTGATAACTTTTATTTTTGATATAATTGTGGATAACTATGTTAGTAACTTGTTGATAACTATGTGGATAAGTCAAAAATGTGTATAACTTTTAAAAAATTGTTAATAACTTTGTTGATAACTATTTACATTGTTGATAACTTTGTGTATAATACAAAATGTAAATAATCCATATTCCAGAAAGTGGAATTAAAAAAATATTTTAGATTAAAGGAGACAACGATATGAAAAACATTTATGAAATCTTGAAGTCTTTTGGGCTTGAAGTTCCAGAGGACAAGAAAGCGGATTTTGACAAGATGCTTAATGAAAACTATAAGACACAGGCAGAAGTCAATAATCTTAATGGTAAGCTAACTAAGGCAGAAAGTGAAAGGGATGCTTTACAAGTCAAGTATAATGATGATATTAAACAGCGTGATACTGACCTTGCAGATTTAAAGCAGAAACTTGCTGATGCAGGAACTGATGCAGAAACATTAAAGAATCTTCAGACAGATTTTGATACCCTGAAGACCAATTATGCTAATGCTCAGGCTGATTATCAGAAACAGCTTAATAAGCAGGCTTATGAGTTTGCTATTAAGGAAAAGACTAATGGCTTACAGTTTACAAGTAACTCTGCTAAGAAAGCATTTTTAAGCGATGCTTTAGCAAAGAATCTTACTATGGACAATGGCAATATATTAGGCTTTGATGATTTTGTAAATGCTTATAAGGAGCAGGATGCAGGTGCATTTGTAGTAGAAACCACTACAGAAGAACCTAAGCCGCCCATGTTTGGTTCTAAGTCTACTAAGAAGGATGAACCTAGTCCTAAGGCAGATGAACCTAAAGAAAGA